GCCGCCCAGCTGGCGATCGCCACCGCCAAGTGGGCCGGCAAGGCCGCCGCCATCGTCAAGGGCCTGGACAAGCAGGACAAGCTGGCGCTGCACGACGGCGACACCAAGTCGAAGTACGACGGGTTCCCCGGCAACTTCTTCATCAGCGCCGCCGCCCAGGAGAACGCAGCGCCCACGGTCATCGACCGCGATCGCAGCCCGCTGAGCGCACGCAGCGGCCGCCCCTACGCTGGCTGCTTCGTCAACGCGAGCATTGAGCTGTGGGCCCAGGACAACTCCTACGGCCAGCGCGTGAACGCCCAGCTCCGCGGCATTCAGTTCTACCAAGACGGCGACAGCTTCAGCGCCGGCCGCCCAGCCGACGCCGACGAGTTCGAGGAAGTCACCGAAGGCGCTGGCGCCGACGACTTCGCCTGATCACTGCGGGGACATGCACTCCCCTTCTCGATTCACCCACGAGACAAACAGCTGAAGATTAGGACCCCCACCGCCCGCGCGTGATCCACGGTGGGGAGTCCGAACAGGCCGCGCATGTCATCAAATTACAGCGGTTAATTTTCAGAACGGGTGATTTTTGTTGAGGGCCAGCCTCTGGGGTTTCCCGGGGGAGCGCACTGGCCCTCACCAAAAACGAAAGCACACATGACAACTCTCTGGCTTGACACAGAAACGTACAGCGAGTGCGACCTCAAGACCGCCGGCACGCACCGCTACGCCGAGCACCCCAGCACCGAGATCACCGTGGCCCAGTGGGCCGTCGATGACTGCGCGCCGACTGTGGTCGATTGCACCGCCCAACGTAAACCGAAGCTCCCGCCCGACATCTTGCACGGTTTGCTGGTCACTCGTACCGTCACCGTCATCGCGCACAACAGCGCCTTCGACCGCACCTTGCTGCGCCATTGCTGGGGCATCGACGTGCCCGTGGAGCGCTGGCGGGACACTATGATCCAGGCCATGGCGCACGGCCTGCCGGGCGGGCTGGATAAGATCGGTCAGATCGTGGGGCTCGATGCCGACCAGGCCAAGGACAAGCGCGGCCGCGAGCTCATCCAGCTATTTTGCAAACCCCGCCCGAAGGGCAGCACCTTGAGGAGAGCAACCCGTGAAACGCATCCTGATCAGTGGTCTGAGTTTCTTGAGTACAGCCGGCAAGATATCGTGGCAATGCGTAACATTGGAACGCGGCTTCCAACCTGGAACTACCGCGCCGGGCACCCCGAGCTCGCCCTCTGGCACCTTGATCAGCGCATCAACGATCGCGGGGTGGCGGTCGACCTGGGACTCGCGGACGCCGCCATCAGAGCTGTTGACCGAGAGCAAAAGCGACTGAAGGGCCAGGTCACCGAGGAGACCGACGGCCTGGTCACCAACGCCAGCCAGCGCGACAACCTGCTGGCCTACATCTGCGCCGAGTACGGGGTCGACCTGCCCGACATGAAGGCCGACACGCTGCGCCGTCGGGTGGAAGACCCCGACCTGCCCGAGGCAGTCAAGCTGCTGCTGTCGATCCGCCTCGAGGCCACCAAGACCAGCACCGCCAAGTACAAGGCCCTGGTCAACGCCACGAGCGAGGACGGCCGCCTGCGCAACACGCTGCAGTTCGCCGGCGCTCAGCGCACCGCCCGCTGGGCTGGCCGGATCTTCCAGCCCCAGAACATGCCACGCCCTGACATGAAGCAGGACCAGATCGACGAGGGCATCGCCGCGCTCAAGGCCAACTGCGCCGACCTGTTCTTCTCCAACACCATGCGCTTGACGGCCAACACTGTGCGCGGCTGCATCGTGGCGCCGCCTGGCAAGAAGCTGGTGATCTCCGACCTGTCCAACATCGAGGGCCGGGGGCTTGCGTTCCTGGCCGGTGAGCGTTGGAAGCTCAAAGCCTTCGCCGAGTTCGATGCAGGCACCGGCGAGGATCTCTACAAGGTGGCCTACGGTCGCTCGTTCAACATCGACCCCAAGGAGGCCACCGGCCAGAAGCGCCAGATCGGCAAGGTCATGGAGCTGGGCCTCGGGTACGAGGGCGGCGTCGCGGCGTTCTTGACCTTTGCCGCGGTCTACAACATGGACCTGCAGGAGCTGGCCAAGGCGGTGTGGGCCACGGCCAGCCGCGAAGCGCTCGAGAATGCGCTCGGCATGTGGAAGTGGGCGAGCTCCAAGAAGCGCACCCTGGGCCTGCCCCAGGATGTCTATGTGGCCTGCGAGGTGCTCAAGCGCGCCTGGCGCGACGCCCACCCACAGACCACCGCCCTCTGGCACGCCGCAGGCGACAGCGTGCGCGCTGCGATCAAGAACCCAGGCGAGACCTTCGACATCGGCCAGCACCTCAAGGCCCGCCGCGATGGCGCCTGGCTGCGCCTGCGCCTGCCGAGTGGCCGGTACTTGTGCTACATCAACCCCAAGGTCGATGACGACGGGCAGATCAGCTACTTCGGCGTCAACCAGTACACCCGCCAGTGGGGGCCGATCAAGACCTACGGCGGCAAGCTGATCGAGAACGCCACCCAGGCCTTCGCCCGCGACATCCTGGGCAGCACCATGCCGGCCGTCGAGCGCGCCGGCTACGAGATCGTGCTCAGCGTGCACGACGAGCTGCTGACCGAGACGCCAGACACCGACGCGTTCAACGTCGCCGAGCTCAGCACGATGATGTCCACCGCCCCGACCTGGGCCGCCGGCATCCCGCTCGCTGCTGCGGGGTTTGAAACGTACAGGTACCGGAAGGATTAACCCTACGTTACAGTCGGGATTTAGCAGGTGCTACACTTCACCTCGTCAGTAACCAACCGAAAGCAAACTGTGAACCGTAAACCTTCCTTCCTTGACTGCCCTCCTCGCTACACCCGCACGCCCCGCCTCGACCAGTCCATGGCCGAGTACGCCGAGGCCGTGCACAAAGCCGACAAGGAAAACTTCTTCGGCTTGGGCGACGCCGTCATGGCCGTTGTCATCGTCGCTGTGCTCTGGCTCATCACCTCCGTGGTGCTGGCATGAGAGAGCGCGACGTCGAGGCACACCTCGTCAAGCGTGTGCGTGAGCTCGGCGGCGAGTGCCGCAAGGTGCAGTGGATCGGCCGCGTCGGTGCGCCCGACCGACTGGTGATGCTGCCGCCGACGGTCGCCACCGGCTGGGGCGGCAATGAGTGCCTCGTGCCCACATCCATCTGGGTCGAGCTCAAGGCGCCCGGCGAGAAGGCCCGGCCCAGCCAGGTGCGCGAGCACGAGCGCATGCGCGCCATGGGCCAGCGCGTGGTGGTCATCGACAGCATCGACGGCGTCGAGGAGCTGCTGGCATGACCACCTGGCCCTTCCCCACCGAGCTGCCGCCAGCGCAGCCGGCCAAGCCGATCCCCTTCAACCCATCCAATTTTGAAGACGCCCCATGGTAAAGACACCACCCGCCAACAAGGGCAAGCAGATCATCAAGGTCGGCGCCCTCTCTTACGCCCAGCTGATTAAGTACATGCTCGAGGGCGTCTACAGCTGCGAGGAGCTCGCCGAGCACACCGGCCTGCACTACGTCACCGTCCTGCACTACACACGCGCACTGCACAAGGCCGGCGCCTGCTACATCTCGAGCTGGGGGCAGGACACCCGCGGGCGCGACGCCATCAAAATCTACAGCCTCGGCATCGGCTGGGATGTGCCCCGCCAAGAGCGCATGACGGTCGCCGAACGCACCCGCCGCTACCGGGCCAAGCTCAAATCCGGCCAGCTGGCCCAGGTCATGGGCGGCCAAGGTCAGTTTGTGCAGTCCGCCAACGGGCGCATTCGCTTCGAGGCGGCAGCGTGAAGGCCGAACGTCGACAAGCCGTGCGGGTGCTGTTGCGGGCCCACGAGGACGGCTTGTCTACGGCGGACATCGGCCGCCTGCTGGGTATTGAACAGACGGCCGTCCGCGTCGCGCTCAAGGCGATGCCTGACTGCTACATCGACCGCTGGCAGAAGCCTGCTCGTGGGCCCCTTTCCGGGGTCTGGTGCGCGGTGTATGTGCCAGACCACTGCCCGAGGCCACGCGAAAATGCGTAAGCACTTCACCCCCCGCGCCTACCAGGGGATCGGCCTGGCGCACTTGGCCAACGTCGAGCGCGGCGCGTTGTTCGCCGGCATGGGCACCGGCAAGACGGTCACCACCCTGACCTTCCTCGACCACCTGCACAACGTCGCGGGCGAGGACCGCCCGACCCTGGTGCTGGCGCCGCTGCGGGTGGCCACCACCACCTGGCCCGAGGAGGCCCGCAAGTGGCAGCACCTGTCGGGCCTCGAGGTGGTGCCGATGGTGGGCGGCAAAGACGAGCGCGAGCGTGCCCTCAAGCGCGACGCGCCGGTCTACGTGACCAACTACGACAATTTGCTGTGGCTTCGCATGCGGTGCGAAGAGACCGGCCTGGCCTGGCCCTTCGCCACCGTGGTGGCCGACGAGTCGACCCGGCTCAAGAACTTCCGGCTGCGCCAGGGCGGCGTGCGCGCCCAAGCGCTGGGCAAGGTGGCGCACACGGGCGTCAAGCGCTGGATCAACCTGACCGGCACACCGGCCAGCAACGGCCTCGAGGACCTGTGGGGGCAGACCTGGTTCCTGGACGCAGGCCAGCGCCTGGGGCGCACCTTCAGCGCCTTTCAGAACCGCTGGTTCCGCCCGGTCAAGCAGGGCCAGTTCCACCAGTGGCGCCCGGCGGAGTACGCGCAGGCCGAGATCCAGGAGCGCCTGGCTGACATCTGCCTGACGATTGACCCCAAGGACTGGTTCGACCTGAAGGACCCGATCGTCAACGTGATCGAGGTCGACATGCCGGCCAGCGCTCGCAGCAAGTACCGGGAACTCGAGCGCGAGCTGTTCACTATGATCGAGGCCAACGAGGTCGAGGTCACCAACGCGGCGGCGAAGTCGATCAAGCTGCTGCAGCTGGCCAACGGCGCGGTGTACCTCGACCCCGCGAGGTACGGTCCTGATGTTTGGATTGAGGTGCACGATGCAAAAATTGAAGCTCTGGCGTCCGTGGTGGAAGAGGCTATGGGGGCGCCCATTCTGGTGGCCTACCATTTCAAGTCGGATCTCGCCCGCCTACAGCGAGCATTCCCTGAAGGTCGCCACCTGGACGCTGATCCTCAGACGATCGTGGACTGGAACGCTGGACGGATCCCGCTCCTATTCGCTCATCCTGCATCGGCGGGGCACGGTCTCAACCTCCAGGATGGGGGCAACATCATCTGCTACTTCGGCCAGTGGTGGGACCTCGAGCAGCACGACCAGATCCTCGAGCGGATCGGGCCGGTGAGGCAACTGCAAGCCGGGCACGAGCGCCCGGTGTTTGTGCACTACATCGTGGCGCGCGGCACGATCGACGAGCTGGTAATGGCTCGCCGAGAATCGAAGCGTGAAGTGCAGGACCTCCTGCTTGATTATTTGAAAGGTAAAAAATGACGACCATTTGTAAATCGTGCGGCAAGATCGAAGGCCACTGGCCGAACTGCGCCATCCTCGTGAACCCGCCGCTCGCCATCCCCGCCAAGGCGCCGGCGCCCACCACGCCCCTGGCTAAGCAGGTCGACGGCAACCACTACAAGGACCTGAAAATCCAGCCGCTCGAATACATCCACGCCAACGGCATCCCCTTTGCCGAGGGTTGCGTGATCAAGTACGTGAGTCGCTGGCGCAACAAGGGCGGCATCAAGGACCTCGAGAAGGCCAAGCACTTCCTTGAGTTGCTGATCGAGCTGGAGACGCGAGCGTGAGCGACAACCTCGACATCGCGAGCGACCGCGAGGAGCTCGCCCGCAACATGGCGATCAACCTCAAACGCCCCGCCGGACCCGCCGCCACCGGGCGCTGCCTGCACTGCGATAAGATCGTGGGCGACACCCAGCGCTGGTGCGATGCGGACTGCCGCGACGCCTGGCAGCGGAGCGCCGCGCGCCGGCCAGGTCATTGACTCCCCGGCACTTCAACCCTGAACGAAAGAACGAATATGCGAACACCTGACAAAGACTTTTTCGTGATGCTTACCACCCAGGGCGGGGGCTACACACCGCTGATGGACGATGACAGCATCGCCCAATTCAATAGCGAAGACGACGCGCGAGCCTGCGCAGCGGAGAACATGTTAGGTGCGCACTTTGGCTTTGAGATATTTGAGCGCGGCGCCGGCAACAGCATCGGCTGAGCGGCGTTGACTCCCTCCCCCGCCCCGGTGCATCCTGCACACAGTCCTAGCACCTGCTAGAACGTAAAAAAGCACGATGTCCCCCTAGTGCTT